TGATGGGCGCTGCAAAACTACGCACCGCCATCTCTGAACACCGCGCAGCAAACTGATGAATTTTTTTAGTCGTCTCCGCAAGACTTTTTCAGGCTGGGTTGCCAAACAGGTAACTTTGTCTGGCGTTGACAGTGGCCGTGGATGGACGACTCTTTTTCGCAGCAGTGACAGTACCACGGGTAGTTGGCAGCAAGATGCTGAATTGAACCAGGACACAATTACCGCCTTCGCGCCGGTTTATTCCTGCGTGACGCTCATTGCAAGCGACGTGGGCAAAGTTTGCCTGCGTTTAATGACCGAAGACGATAGGGTATGGGTTGAGACTACGAGCCCGGCATTTTCTCCGTTGCTGCGCAAGCCGAACCATTATCAGACGCGCCAGCAGTTCATTGAAAGTTGGGTGATTTCCAAGTTGCTGCATGGCAACACCTACACCCTGAAATTCCGGGACGCACGAAATGTGGTGGTTTCACTGTACGTTTTGGACCCCAGCCGCGTTACGCCGCTGGTTGCCCCTGATGGATCGGTTTTTTACCAGTTGCAACAAGATGACCTGTCCAGGTTGCCCGGTGGCACTTACCCGGCTGTTCCTGCCAGTGAAATCATCCATGACAGAGCAGAATGCCTGTTCCACCCTCTTGTTGGCATATCCCCGCTGTTCGCCGCTCACTTGGCCGCGTCTCAGGGCTTGCGCATCCAGAAAAATTCAGAAAGATTTTTCAAGAACATGAGCAGCCCAGGCGGCATGCTGACGGCCCCGGCCACGATAAGCGACGAAACCGCCAAGCGACTCAAAACAGAATTCGAGGCGAATTTCTCAGGCGACAAGATGGGCCGCTTGTTTGTTGGCGGTGACGGATTGGCTTATAGCCCGATGGCTATCCCAGCCGATAAGGCGCAGTTGGTCGAACAGTTGAAACTATCGGCGGAACAAGTTGCCTCCACGTTCCATGTTCCGGCTTTCATGATCGGTGCTGGAGCAACGCCAAGCTATGACAACGTGCAGGCGCTGAATCAACAATATTACGGCCAGTGCCTTCAAAAGCTGTTCAACGCCATCGAAGACCTCCTGGACGACGGGCTGGGGCTTTCGTATTTGAAGTACCGGGTTGAATTTGACCTGGACGATTTGTTGCGGATGGATAGCAAAACGCTGGCAGAAACCGAGGCCATCAAGGGCAAAGGGGCAATTACCTCGCCAAACGAGTCTCGCCGGAAGTTTGGACTCAAGCCTGTTGCCGGTGGCGAGTCACCCATGGCGCAACAACAAAATTATTCATTGGCCGCGCTGGCCAAGAGGGACGCTCAGGCTGACCCATTCGCTACTGGAAAGCCAGTCGCGCCTGACAACGGAGCGCAAGACGACACGCCGAACGAAGATCAAACGCGCGACGTGCTCGAATACATTGAAAAGGCATTCGCATGAGCCCAAACCTAAAAGCCCTTGCTGATGGCCTGATTGAGTCCTTGAAGAGACATGTAGGCGATATGACTGCCGCATTGACGCTGCGCATTGACTCCCTGGACGAACGCATCAAATCCATTCCCGCAGGGCGTGACGGTAAGGATGGGCAAGACGGCCACAGTGTCACGCTGGAAGAGATCGCGCCGATGTTGCGCGCCGCAGTTGCTGATATTCCGAAGCCTGTAAATGGTCGTGATGGCAGGGACGGAAAAGACGCCCCCGCAGTCGATACGGAATCTGTAGCAGCATCGGTGCTTGCCAAGATGCCCGCGCCAAAGGATGGCCGCGACGGACGAGACGGGATTAACGGCAAGGACGGCCACAGCGTAACGCTGAATGAAGTCGCCATGCTGGTGCAAGCTGCAGTAAAAGAAATTCCAGCGGCTGCGCCTGGGCGTGACGGTAAGGACGGCGCAACGGGCGCAACGGGTGCACCCGGAAAAGACGCTGACCCAGAAGTCATAAAAGCGATGATCGAAGAGGGTGTTTCTCGCGCATTGCCCGCCGCCGTGCAGAAGGCACTAGACGCCATGCTCCCGCAGATTGTTCAACGTGCTGCCGAGTTGATTCCGAAGCCAGCCGACGGCGCTCCAGGCCGTGACGGCACCGATGGCAAGAGTATCACCATCGACGACATCCGCCCGGTATTGGATTGCGAGATTGTCAGGGGTTTACTGGACCTTGAGCGCCGCGCCACAGATACCATAAAACGTGCCGTTGAATCTATGCCAAAGCCGAAGGACGGCGAAAACGCTAACCAAGCCATGATCGACGCCATGGTTTCAAAAGCCATCGCCGCCATTCCAAAAAAAGACGACAGCGCTGATAACCTTCACAAACTGGCGTCGGCATTGATGAACAAGTTTGCCGTTGCAGAATATGCCCATTGATGTTGAAACTCTTGCCAAGCGGCTTGCGGATCTTGAGTTTCAAGTCATCCAACAAGGTGGACGTGACGGCAAGAACGGTCGGCATGGGAAAGATGGCGTCGGATTGCCTGGACCGCCTGGAAGAAACGGTATCGACGGCAAAGATGGCAAAGACGGAAAAGATGGAGTCGATGGCAAGAATGGCCGGGATGGCGTTGACGGTAAAGATGGGAAAGACGGTAAGGATGGCTTGCGCGGCGATCCAGGGAAGAACGGCAAAGACGCCGCTGAGAAGGTGCCACGGCAATACAGTTTTCAGGTTCTACGCGACCAAAACGGATTGATCGCCGAAGTGATCGCAACTCCAATTGATTGAGCGTTTTTAGGAAAAGTGAAACATGACGTTACTCGAAGAAATTCAATCGAAGTGCAGCGCTGAATTGATTGCGTCCGGCGATCATGGCGCAATTGCATCCGCTATGAATGTAGGTCGCACGAAGATTGTGCAGAAGTTGGGTGGAATTGGCCTGGTGATGGAAACACTTGGCCCGACAGACGGCGCAGCACTACTGGATCAGCTCGATGCGCTGACCGCAACAAATAGCGCTGTCAAATGGGCGTTCGTGTTGATTAACCGTGGGGAGCTTGATTTTGGTTCGTCGGCCACTCGCGCAATGATTGACATCTTGGTATCAAGCCCGGCCAAAGAGTTGCTGTTGGCGGTTGCCAATGTGCCTGACAAAGTTACAGCGCAGCAAGTATCTGACGCATTGGGAGGTGTCTAATGACTACGCTCAACAACGCAAAAGGCACGTACACGGCAATGACCGTGACCAATCTGCAGTCACTTGCAATTGATACGACCGACCCATACGCTGGATGGCAGTCGGCCCGCGTGGACGATCAAACTTCTGTTAAGGCACTGGATTACGAAGTGCAGATTCTGCTATCCACCGCAGCAACTGCACCAGCGAATGACAGCACGGTTTACGTCTACGTTGTGCCGTGGATGTACGACGGCAGCGCATGGACTCCCATGGCCAACTTTGGCACTACTACTCGCCCTACAGGCACCGAAGGCACGGCCAGCATTAGCGATCCAAACAGCATGAAGGTTGGTGTTGGTATCCCATACAAAATCACCAGCCAGCCGCTAGATGCCTGCTTTAACATCGTTGGAGCGTGTGGATTTATGCCAGATGGCTGGAGTCTTGCTATCCGCAATAACTGCGGTGCGGCGCTTGGTACTGGTTGCGTTGTGGCTTATCGGGCGATCACCGCGACATCGACGTAAGACATGCTGATTCTTCCGTCTCGTCGGATTTCCCAGCCGCAAGCGGCTGTTGGGATTAATTGGGGCAATCCGCTAGCTAATGGATTAATAAGTGCTTGGGTTCCTGCCGTCCTTATAAAGGATGGATCGGCATCGCAGCCCTTGGGTGGATCAAGAGTAGTTGGCCTTTATGGCGCAGGAGTGCTGTTTAACGGAACTAGCGATTCTATTTCTCTTGGTGCAAGAGCGCTTTATGCGTCATCTGGTACGCGCATCGCGTTGATTAAAGTCGGGTCAGCTTCTGGCACACGGAACATCTCCGCAATGGGCACAGGTGGCACGGGATTTCGGCTTAACGGTACAGGTATTGAGATTGTGAGTACTTTAGTGGCAAGTGTTCATCTCGCTGCGTCTGCCGTTTCCGCTAATGAGGTCTGTTCGGTTGCTATCGGATACGAGTCGTTTAACACTGCGATTTACAAAAACGGGAATGTGCTTTCCACACAAACAACCAATACTGTGCCATCATTAACAAGCACAGCGGATTACATTGGGCAAACAGGTGCAGGGAGTCAGTTCTTCGATGGAACGATTTATGCGCATTTGAGCTTTAATAGGAAGTTACGCGACGCAGAAATTAGGTTACTAAGCGCTAACCCTTGGCAAATATTTCGGCCAGCGGCACGTGCAATATGGGTGCCAGATGCGGTCGGTGGCGGCGGTGACGCTAGTAACGCTCCGAGATATTTCCATAGAACACAAAGCGGCCAAGCATGACAATTTATTTGAAGCAATCAACCGCAAGCCAGGAAGTTGCGCTGGGCGTCTTTGTGGACAGCACTGACGGCAACACGGAGGAAACCGGGTTGACGATTGCCAACACGGATATTCGGCTGCACAAGACAGGGGCCACCACGTTGGCAAACCCATCGGCTGGAGCTACGCACATTAGCAACGGCATTTACTACTGGGTTGCAGACGCTACGGACACCAATACATTGGGGCCAATGACAGTCTACTGCCACCCCACAGGCGCGCTGGCCGTTCGGGTGGAGTGCTGCGTATTGGCCGCTAACGTGTTTGATAGCTTGATTGGCGGCGGGGATATTCTGGATGTGAGCACGACGCAATGGCTTGGAACTGCATGCAGCACTCCAACGGTGGCCGGTGTGCCAAACGTGAACGTAAAGACATGGAATGACCTGGTGACGGTGGCGCTTCCGCTTGTACCAACGACGGCAGGCCGCACACTTGATGTGTCGGCTACTGGCGAGGCCGGTCTGGATTGGGCCAATGTTGGAAGCCCTGCCACAGCGTTGGACCTGAGCGGCACTACGATAGCCACGACACAAAAAGTGGACATTGAGACGATTAAGACCAATCCGGTAGTAAACGCTGGAACGGTGACATTTCCGACAACGGCGACTCTGGCAAGCACTACCAATATAATGGCTGGAACGATTACCACCGTCACGAATCTGACCAACGCGCCAACGTCCGGTGACTTGACGGCGACCATGAAGACAAGCGTTACCACGGCGGCTACGGCAGCAACGCCAATAGCTGCGTCAGTTACAGGTGCTGTCGGATCGGTAACAGGCAATGTAGGTGGTTCTGTTGGATCAGTTGTCGGCGCAGTAGGCAGCGTTACCGGACTGACGGCATCGAATCTTGATGTAGCCGTATCAACGCTTGCTACCGCTGCAAATCTGGCTACCGTAGCTGGATACTTGGATACTGAGATTAGCGATATTCAGGCCAGGTTGCCCGCTGCTTTGGTGAGTGGGCGAATGGACTCAAGCGTAGGTGCTGTGGCAGCCAATGCGATCACTGCTGCCGCGATTGCCGATGGCGCTATTGACCGCGCTACCTTCGCCGCCGATACCGGGATGGTGTCAATCCGTAGCAACACAGCGCAAGCGGGGGCATCAACAACCATCACACTGGATGCTTCGGCGTCATCGGTGACAGACTTTTACAAGAACGATCTTATTGTGTTGACTGGTGGGACAGGCGCAGGGCAAGGGCGCTACTGCACGGCATACAACGGGACGACCAAGGTTGCAACGGTATCGGCATGGGCAACAAACCCTGACGTTACCAGCACATTTGCCATCATCGCAGCCGATGCCATTGTTGGGGCCACTGCACCTACAGCATCGCAAGTGGCTGACGAAGTGCAGACACGAACTATTGCGGCGGTAACTCTGGTTAATGGTTTGGCCGCGAATGTCATCACGGCAGCGGCAACCGCAGCAGACTTTACCACAGAGATCCAGGCCGGGCTTGCAACGGCGTCCGCCATGTCCACGGTATCGACGAATGTTGATGCCATCCTGGTCGATACAGCCGAAATTGGATCGGCAGGAGCTGGGCTGACTGCTTTGGCATCGGCCTACAACCTTGCAGCGGTAGCTGGTTATCTTGATACCGAAATTGCAGCCATCAAGGCGGTTACGGATGCACTTCCAAATGCTGGCGCGCTCACCAGCCTGGCTACGCAAGCATCGGTCAATACCATTGATGATTTCCTGGACACTGAAATAGCTGCAATCAAAGCCAAGACGGATAGCCTGACATTTACGGCAGCCGGAAAGATCGACGCGAATCTGTTGGCTATTGGCGGAAGCACCACGGCTTTAACTGCGTTCAAGTCTGCTGTGCAGGGTAATGTGATTGGAACGGTTGGTTCAGGAAGCACAACGACCAGTATTGTGACAAGTTCGGTTACTCCGGCAACCAGCGTTGCGGATCAGCTCAAAGGGCGCATCGTCACATTTTCCGACGATACAACGACGGCGGCGCTGCGCGGGCAAAGTACCGACATAACCGCATCGAGCGCATCTGCAACGCCAACTTTGACGGTTACTGCGCTGACGACGGCGCCGGCAAGCTCGGACACTTTCACGGTGACGTAAAAAATGGCTGTAACGCGCCTGGGGCCAAGCGGCTACGGCGTCAAGCGGGCCAGTTCATTCTCCGGTAAGACGCCATTAGGCGTTGGGCATCCTGTTGACGTAATCACACGGCCAGGATCGGCTGGGTACGGTGTCCGGCGCACTGGTTCGTTTGCCGGGAAGGCAGAATCAGGTGGAAGCGCCCATCCGGCTGGCATCATCACACGGCCAGGCTCGGCTGGGTACGGCACAAGGCGTTGTGGATCGTTTGCCGGGAAGACGCCAGATGTGCCAATTGTCATTCCGCCAGTGGTAAACCATGGCGGCGGTGGAGCGTGCCGGCTCCCAAGTAGGTTCGAGATTNNCAGAGAAGACGAAGAATTGCTAATCATCCTTTCGGCAGCGCTACAGGTGCTGGAACTTTACTAAAACGCCAATGACCGATCTATCACAACTTGCCGACGGTATCTTTACTTCGGTTAAAGGCTATATCGCCCGATGCTTGGAGCCAATCATCAAGCGGATTGACGCCATCGAATCGCGCCCTGCGCCTGTTGACGGCAAAAATGGCCGCGACGGAACAAACGGGAAAGATGGCGTCAATGGGAAAGACGGGAAAAACGGACTTGATGGCGCTCCAGGAAGGGGCATTGACGGCAAAGACGGACGCGACGGAGAAAAAGGCGAACCAGGCTGCGACGGGAAAAGTATCACGGTGGATGATGTGCGCTCAATTCTGGAGGGTGAGATTGCCAAAGGCGTGCTTGAACTTGAGCGCCGTGCGACGGATGCTGTACAGCGTGCTGTGGACCGTCTACAGCAGCCAAAAGACGGAGTAAATGGCCGAGACGGAATCAGCCTTGACGACTTCGATGCCAAGATGGATGGCCGCATGCTGACGCTTTCCATGCGCTGCGGCGATAGGACGGTTGAGCGCGCTATCAAACTTGAAATTCCAATGGATAAGGGCATTTTCAGGTCCGGTCAGTCCTACGAAAAAAGCGATGTTGTGACCTTTGGCGGTTCGCAGTGGATTGCCCTCAAAGATACGAATACCAAGCCTCCTAGTGATGCATGGAGATTGTGCGTATCCAAAGGCAAAGACGGCGGGGATGCGAAATGAGATTCGTCCTTGAGCGCATAATCGGCCCAGATGATACGGTTGATGTTGTCACCGTTACGGAAATCAAGCGGCATTTGGGCGAGTTCGCATCGGTCTCAGATCGAGATACAGACATTCAAGACCTGATTGATGCCGCAGTCGAATGGGCGGAGGACTACACCGGGCGCGTGCTGGTGGATCAGACTTGGCGGCTGACGGTTGGCCCGGATACTTTTGACAATACCACGGCTGATGCAGCAAGCACATGGAGTGCCGACGTTGGCGGTGATGGAATCTACCTGCGCAAGAGTCCCGCCCTGGCCATCACCAGATTGGCAACGGTGGACGCCATTACTGGAGCAGAAACAGTTATTGACGCTGACACCTACGAGCTGCGCGAATCGGCCTCAAAGTGGCCGCGCCTTGTGCTGCTGTCCGGCGCATGGTCGGCTGGTACAACGCGGGTTACATTCCGGGCTGGTTACTGCGACCGCACAGGGAGCCCAGTGCAGGCCGCTACTGTCATCCCTGCCCGGTACAGGTCGGCTATCAAGCTGCACGTCGAAGCGCACTACGACCGCAGCACGGATATGGACAAGTTGCTCAAGGCGGCTGAAAACTTGCTGAAGCCTGAGCGCTGCGAGATGGGGTTCTCTTGATTCTAAGAAAAATTGAAGGTGAGCGGTTTAGCGAAGTGCTACCGCTGTGGTCCGGTAAGACGGTCGTGATTATTGCTGGCGGTGCCAGTTTGACACGTAGGCAAGTTCACTTTGTCCGAAACGCGCACGCTACGGGGCTGGTTGAGTGCATTGCGGTGAATGCGGCCTACTTGTGGGTCGATTTTGCGTCCGTCCTGTATTTTGCAGATTCTCATTTTTTTAGGTGGCATAACGAAGGCATCCCCATCCTTGGGCTATCACTCAATGCGGTGGACGTGCGAGAGCGGTTCGCATCCTTTGCGGGCCAGAAGTGCAGCATCCAGAGTTCTGGCGGCAACATCACAGACGAAGCCGTCCACATGATGCGAAACAGGGATTTTCCGGGTCACGGCGAAGGATTGTCGCTTGACCCGCGCTACCTTGTGACAGGGAGAAATTCTGGATTCCAAGCGCTGAATCTGGCCGTACTGGCTGGCTCAAAGCGAATTATTCTGGTTGGCTTTGACGGTAGGCCAGGTATTGATGGCCGCGACCATTTTCATGGTGGACATCCGCGTCCGACACCAGAAGCAGCTTACCCGTTGTATCGGTCGGCCATGGTGGCGGCATCCGCTGCGTTACGTAATGCCGGTGTTGAGGTTCTGAACTGCACGCCTGGAAGCGCAATTGATTGCTTTCCTCGGGTTGATCTGGAGGATTCATTGAATGCTTGACCGCCCGGACTGGACAGGCCGCACATGCGTATGCATAGGCAGCGGACCAAGCCTCACAAAAGAGGATTGCGAACTGGTAAGGCTATCAGGCCATCCGGTCGTTGTGACAAACAACACGCACGAGATGTGCCCATGGGCTGATGTGTTGTTCGCTTTCGATTCGCGCTGGTGGAGGACGTATCAGGATCAGGTTAAAGGCTTCAAGGGCCGCAAGCTGTCCGGTTCAATTCTCTCGGTGAAGTACGGTTCTGAGCCGGTGCAGGATTGGTACAGCATCTACCGCAATTCTGGTTGCTGCGCGGTATCGGTAGCGCTGGCGGCTGGGGCTTCGCGGGTGATCCTGATTGGCTTCGACGGAGGGAGGTTTAAGAACCGCGCCCACTGGCATGCCGACCATCCAGAAGGACTTGGAAACGCCGACACAGTTGCCATTTGGCCGATGCTGTTTGGCATCTTGGCGAAGCGTGCGCGCCGGGCCGGTGTGCAGATCATCAATGCCAGTCGGCAAACGCACTTGACGGCATTCAAGTTTGGCAGGTTGGAGGATGTGCTTTGATGAAGGCTATTCGTGGCGGCACCGGACTTGGGGATGCCCTTTATGTTCAATCCGTTGCCCGGCACATCATTCGCACACGAGGAGATCGCCTGCGCGTTTGCACTGACTGGCCGGACGTTTTCAAACCGCTTGGAGACAAGGTAAGCATTGCTCCATTTACACGTCTTGGCATCACGTATCTGGCCCACTACAGCCAGCGAAAGCCATTGACTCATACGGACCAGTTTGAGGATTGCTGCCAAGCAGCTGGCATCATGGAGCCGGTTGATTTTCGGCTGGACTGGGTGCTTGAAGACTATGCGCTTGTTGACCGCATACAGGCCCGTGGAAAGCCCATAGTGCTTGTGCAGTTGCCACGGGCACCAATGGGGCGCACCGATGGTTTTGGAGCGGAGCTGTTGCCAGATTGCAGGCGAATTCAGCACGCCATAGACATGATCGGTGACCGCGCCACAAAGGTATTGATCGGGCATGGAAAGGCTTTATTTTCGTTTTTTGGCATTGACATTGACTTGTCTGGCAAAACATCGGTATCGCAGGTGCTCGACCTGGCTTCGGTGGCTAGCGGGTTTCTTGGCTACGTGTCGTTTTTTGTGCCTCTGGCTGAGTCGTTTGACAAGCCGGGGTTGTTTGTGTGGTCACGGCGTGGCCTTAAATCAGGTCAGCCGTATGTGAAAAACATCACCCCGGAAAAGATTCTGCACCGCCAAAGCTCAAGGGCGGTGATAGATGATTGCCCAGATGACGAACTGGAATCAGCGGTTGAAGTTTTCTTGAGCTTGGAGCCGGTCGATGCGATTTGTTGAGTTCGCCGATGTAGTGGAGTTTTTGCATGGCAAGTCCGTTGCGGTGATTGGCAGTGGTCCTGGGTGCCTGGACAACGCACGTGGCGTGGTTGATGGACATGATGTTGTTGTGCGTGTAAACAATTACAAAACAGGAAAACTGCAGGGCAAGCGCACTGACATTCACTATAGTTTTTATGGCAACTCTGTAAATAAGAGTGCACGCGATCTTGCTGCCGATGGCGTCAAGCTCTGCATGTGCAAGTGCCCGAACAGCAAGCCGCTGGAATCAGAATGGCACGAACGCAATGGTAAGCAAAACGGCATCGACTTTCGCTACATCTACAGATCCAGAGCAAGGTTCTGGTTTTGCGATACGTTTGTGCCAGACGACGCACGCTTTCTTGGCAAGGTCAATCTACTTGGTGGGTATATCCCGACCACTGGGTTCGCTGCAATTTTGGATGTTCTTGACTGCCATCCAGCAAGTGTTTATTTGACGGGGTTCGATATGTTTGCATCGAATCTGCACAACGTAGACGAGCCTTGGAAACCAGGGAATCCAGCAGACCCAATCGGGCACCGACCTGACCTTGAGGCTGGATGGTTAAAGGAGAACATGGGGACTCTCCATATCACAGTGGACCGGCGGCTACGCCACGTCCTGGAGCGTGCATGACAGATATTTTTGAGTACAAAGGCGACCTGTATCCAGGTTATTTGCGCGAAGGGAATGCGATGCAGTTCATCGCCCCAACTGCGGCCAAGTTCTGTCAAGGTAATGGCCTTGATGTAGGCGCTGGCCCGTGGCCTTTCGCTGGCGCGCAGGCCGTCGAGCTGCGCAATGGCGGCGACGCGATGAACCTGCCTAGTGGCGAGTTCGATTACATCGTTAGCAGCCATTGCCTGGAGCATTTGATTGACCCTGTAGCTGCAATTGAGCATTGGCGAACCAGGCTAAAGCTGGGCGGAGTTTTGTTTTTGTACCTCCCGCATCCTTCGCAAAAATATTGGCGTCCGCAAAATTGCAGAAAACATCGTCATATGTTTTACCCGGATGACATGGCAGAAATGTTGCGCGATCTTGGATTCGTCAACGTAATTTTTGGCGAAAGAGATTTGAACTGGTCCTTCGCATGTGTCGGCTTCAACGGAGAAAAGCAAGATGAGTGACATCAGGGACAAGATCGTAGCGTTACACGGCCCAGCAATACTGCGCAAGAGTGCCATGAACATTCGCGGTGGCGGTGGTGTTTTTGAGCGTGTAATGTCTGGGAAGGGCTACCGCACAGCTCTTGAGATAGGCACCTATCGCGGCGTATCTGCGGCTGAAATGTCGCGCTACTGCGACCGGGTTATCACCATCGACCTCAAGCATGGAAAAATCGAACAGAACGGCGAGAAATTCGACCGCCATGCTTTTTGGGCATCGCTGGGCATCACCAACATTGAATTACATCTGGTTTCCAATGACAAGGAAAAGGCAGAACTGGTAAAAAGACTGGATTTTGATTTTGCCTTCGTCGATGGTGCACATGACCATACGGTAAAAAACGACTTTGAAATCGTCAAGCGCTGTGGCCATGTTCTGTTTCACGATGCCGACGACAACCGGTTGCGAGTGGACAAGCCGCATGCCGGGAACTGCGTGTATGAGTTCCTGGAAACACTGCCACGGGAACAGCTCGAATTTATGGACATCTTCGCGCTTTGGACAGAACCAAAGCCCGTCGCAGAAGCATTGGAGCCTGTCGCCACCAAACAAGAGCCGAATGTCGCCACGGCTTCGAACCATGAGCAAGACGCGGCGCATGAGATCGCACCTGTCATGTCGAAGCGTGCCAGCAAGCGGCGATCCAAGAGGGGCGCTTGATGGACCGGCTCATTAAGAGGTGGACTGCCGCCAGAGACTCCGATTTGCGACTGTGCGAGGCCCACGGCGTGGCATATCAGAAAGATATGCATTCTGGGCGTGTTCCGTATGACGCGAAGTACCTTGAAAAGTGCGCTGCATACGACGGAAGCTCCATAGCCAAGGCAGTGAACAGCGGCAGGGTTGCGCTACTGGCCCGTAATCTTGCCGAAGGTGCAACAGTGCTCGACATTGGCGCTGGGTCTGGCGCGTTTGTGCGCGATGCATCCGCGTGGGGCTTTAATGCCCATGGCTTCGATGTTATCCCAGAGGTTGCAGACCGGCTGCGTGCTGATGGCAAATTCTCGGATGACGTTGCCGCCTTCGATGCCGTCACGATGTGGGATGCGATTGAACACATGGACAACCCAGAAACATGGCTCAGTCGCATTGCAAAGGGAGCGCGCCTGTTTGTTTCGGTGCCGGTGTTCACTGACCTAAAGCGCATCCGCGAATCGAAGCATTACCGGCCTGGGGAGCATCTGTACTATTGGACCGCACAGGGCTTCACTGATTGGATGGCGTTGTACGGATTCCGGCTGCTGGAAACAAGCACGCATGAAACCGACGCTGGCCGTGAAAGCATTGTGGCATTTGCCTTTATCAAGGACTTGCCCGATTACAACGATCATATCGCGGCATATCAGGAAATCCATGCGACGAGGTTTTACGGGTCATCTGCAACAGAGTTGCACCTGGGCTCTGCCGCTCATGTTGTTGCAAAGTTGCAGCCGATTTCGATCCTGGATTATGGCTGTGGGCGCGGCGACTTGCTGGCGCATTTCTGGCGGGACGGTAAAAGGCGCATTGAGCGTTACGACCCCGCAATTCCAAGGTTCAAGCAAATGCCATATGGCAGGTTTGATCTGATATTTTGCAACGACGTGATGGAGCACATCCCCATGGCGGATGTTGATCGCGTACTGGCTGAAATCAAGACCAAAGGAAGCCGTGTATTTTTTACGATCAGCACAAAGCTGGCAAAGGCCAGGATGCCAGATGGCAGCAATGCACACTGCACACTGCTGACGCGGGAAGAGTGGAAGCGGTGGATTGGAGACTACTTCGGCAATGTGCGAGACATGCCATCGCACTGGGATCATGAGCTTATTTTGGTTGCCGGTGAGCAATGACAACACCACCATGCCCATGCGGTGGACATACATACGTGGATGAGTTTGTGTGGCCAAGAAAGCCTCGCGTCTTCTTCTTGCGCTGCGAAAAGTGCTGGGCCATGGGCGACGCTCAGGCAACGCCAGAAGCCGCTGAAAAGTCTCACATCAAATCTGCCAATGTCAAGGAGCAATCGGCATGAAAGAAGCCGGGAAACTACGCCGTCAGATACTGGTTGAAAGACCGGTTAGCACACCGGATGCGGTGTACGGCAATCCGGTAGTGACATGGGAGGCGCTTTCCAATCTACCTGGAAGCCCAGAAGTGCCAGAGAAATACTGGGCTGAGGTTGTTGACACCATGCCGAGCCGTGCAGGGTCAGAGTCGAATCAACAGGGTTTGAATGTGGCGAAGAACCAGACAAGAATCCGCATGCGTTGGCGCGATGACATTGATTCGACCATGCGCGTCACGGTGTACGGCGACACCAACAGGCTGTACCAGATCATCGGTGGACCGGCTGAAATCTTTGGCCGCAAGGGTTGGATTGAATTCGTGGTTGAGCGGTACAGCACGGTATGAACAAGATCAGAATCATAATGGCGGATTTGGACGAAGCCAAAAATGGCTGAACTTCGGCATGTGAAGGGCCTGAAAAAATTACAGGACTTTCTCGATACCTTGAGCGCCGACATTGAGAAGAATGTCATGCGCCAGGCGCTGCGTGAAGGTGCCAAGGTCATTGCAGAGCAGGCCAAGGTAAACGCTGGAGCACATCGCCCAAGCTCCAAAAACAAAAGGCTTTACGGCGGCTATGCAGGCGCTTTACGCGACAGCATCAGGGTCGGAAGCGGCAAGGTACGGCGCGGCGTAGTGACCGCATCCGTGCGTGCTGGTGGCATGAAAACCAAAGCCGGTGCAGATGTTTATTACGCCAAGTGGGTTGAATACGGTACAGCCACTCACGCCATCACTGCTCGATTGAGCAACGGGAAGAATGCGGCGAGCCGCATAAATCGGCAGGCCAAGAAACGGCGCAGCGCACTGAATATCAGCGGGAATTGGGTGGGGCCGGTAGTGGTCCACCCTGGAGCGAAGCCCCGCGCATTCATGCGTCCGGCGCTTGAAGTGAAGGCCGGAGAAGCAGTTGTCGCAGTCGGTAACTACATCAAAAAACGATTAGCCAACAAACACGGAATGAACACCACAGACATAGAAATCGAGGCAGATTGATGAGCGGCGTAGCTGTAATTTTGGCAAAACTGAAAGCCAACGCGCCACTCCTTGCGGTCGTGCCGACTGGTCGGATCATGGCGGGTGATTTTCCAGAAAACATCGCATTGCCAGCAATCAGCGTGATGCAGGTTTCCAGTGTGCCACGCAACCGGCTATCAATGAACCCGGCCAATGTCATGCACACCGACACCGTGCAGGTGACTGTGATTGTCAGTGGCATACAGGGCGCGGCTGGAACCGGCTATGCAGGATTGCGCCAGATTCTTCAACTTGTTTTAGCCGCCTGCCCGCACACCCACGGCACCGTGGCATCAATCAATGTTGATTCAATAATTCCCGATTCAGAAGGCCCAGACCTTCCAATAGATGCCCCGGCAATGATTGCCGGGAGTCGTGACTTTCGCGTCAGGTGGACCGCTACTTGACTTAACCAAAAGCAAAAGAAGAACCCGCCTAGTGCGGGTTTTTTTTCGCCNNNNTAGTGCGGGTTTTTTTTCGCCGCCCTGCGGCTTAACACTTAGGAAATCAAATGACATCAGCAGTCGAAACAGTCGCAGGTACGATCATATCTATCTGCGCGACAGCCCCGGCAACGTATGACGCGGCTGGATACCAATCCACCGACATGGTTTTTACCGCCATTGGGGAAATCACAGACGGCGGGGAGCACGGACGCGAATACGCCCTTGTCACGCATCAACCCATTGCCACACGTGGCACGCAAAAGTTTAAGGGCAGTTTTAACGAGGGCAGTAAGACCCTCCAGATGGCATTGGACCGGGACGACTCCGGCCAAGTCATTTTGCAAACAGCGCTGGCATCTGACGCCGACTACAGCTTCAAAGTTGCGTACCAAGGCGGCGACATCGACTTTTTTCAAGCCAAGGTCATGTCGTACAAAAAGGCGACCGGCGGCGTGGACAGCATGCGCAACGCAACGGTCATGCTTGAAATTACCACAAATTCTGCCGGTGTCGGCATTGTGGAAGTCACAGCACCCTAATCCGGCTTAACCGCCGCACCCAGCACNNGGTTTGGCACGGGCGTTTCTCTTTCGGACAACGCAAGTCCGATATTTTTACCCCGCGAAAGAACCAAAAATGGACATTAGAAAATTATCTGCCGAAGAAACGGCATTCATCCACATCCGCGATGCGGACGACTCCCTGTTGTATGAAACGAATGCTGACGGCGCGCCAAACGAAAACAATGCTGTTGGTATCACGGTCCACGGCCCAGGCACACAGACCTACGCGCGCGCCAAGGCCGATCAAAACAAGCGGCTGGTGGCCTTGATGCGCAAGAAAGGCCGGAGCAACCTGAGCGCCGAAGAAACGGCAGAAGAGTCGGCCAGGTTTCTTGCCGATTGCACAAAGTCATTCCACCACATCGAGCACGGCGAAAAACAAGGTTACGACCTTTACTTGGCCGTGTACAGCGATAAAACGATTGGATTTATCGGCGATCAAGTAAGCACGTTTCTCGGAAACTGGGGAAATTTCACGAAGGGGTCTACCAAGACCTGATCCCCTACGTGCGGGCCTGCGCATGGTGGAGCGCGGTGCCCGATGAGCCTGAGACTAAAAAGCCAAAGCCAGCAGGACAGGTGGTTGTCAAAGATCGCCTGTCCCGTTCCGCCAGCCTCAAGCCAGAAGAAACAGCCTATTTGCCGGAGATACCGGATGAGACCGTGTATCTGGCGGCTGCGCTGTTTGAGGCTGGGCCAACAAGCATTGCTGGCATGGGCGACGGTATCCCGTTGACGTGGTTTGACCTGAACGAATACCAGAAGGCGATTGGGGTTGATTTCAACCCTTGGGAATTGCGCATTCTCAGAAGATTGTCAAGTGACTACCTGCGCGAGTCGCACAAAGCCAAAGCCCACGACGCACCGCCGCCGTGGATTATTGAAATGACCTCCGATAGACGGGCCAAAGTCGCCAATCACATTAAGAGCGTGATGCGGAGCAAATAGGAAAAAACGATGGCGCAACTTGTTGGGCAACTTGAGATTCAGCTACTTGCAGAACTTTCGAGAATCCAGACTGATATGGACAAAGCCAAGCGTGCAGTTGGCAACGCCATGTCCGCCATCGACTTGTCTGTGGCGAAGGCGGCCAAATCACTGGAGGACTACGCCAAGACTTCCGGGAATGCGACGGACCAAAGTATTGCCAAGGCCAAGGCCGATGCTGAGACTACAAAAAAGACAGAAGCAGAGAAAACGCTTGCAAAAAATCAGCATGCGATGAAGCTGATCGACCTCAACAACAAAATCCAGGCATCAAACAAAGCCACGGCAGACGCACATGCGCAATCGTCAGCCAAAGTCGCAAAAGACTTGCGCGATGAAGCCGCCGCATTGGCGGCATTCAAAACTGAAATCCAAAACGCAGAACTAAACCTTATTCACTTTGGCCGTGCCAAAACTGCAGCATTCCTACAAGACAAAGGGGCGCGGCTTGGGTTCGACCCGGCCATGGTGCAAGCTGAAATTGCCGGACTGAAAAAGATCGAAGCCGCCAACAAGGCCGCATTCGCAGCGGCTAATCCGCATATTACCGAACTATCGAAGCGCGCCGAAGCTGCCGGTACATCCGTCAAAGGCTTGTCTGCATCCCTACGTAACGTGCCAGCGCAGTTCACGGACATCATTGTGTCGCTGCAAGGTGGGCAGGCACCGTTGACTGTGTTGCTACAGCAAGGCGGGCAACTGAAAGATATGTTCGGTGGCATCGGCAATGCTACTAGGGCGCTTGGCGGCTATGTCGTCGGCCTTATCAACCCGTTCAGCCTTGCTGCTGCTTCCGTTGGCACACTTGGCTATGCGTACTACGCTGGAAGCAAAGAGCTAGATGCCTACAACAAGGCATTGATCCTGACCAGCAATACCGTAGGGCTTACATCTGGGCAACTGTCCGACATGGCCCGCTCGATGGCCGCAGTGAGCGGCACACAAAGCAAGGCGGCGGAAGCGCTGGTAGCATTCGTCAATGCCGGGGCAACAGGATCGGCAAACTTGGAGAAATTCGCAGCAGCGGCCATTGGCTTTGAGAAAGTCACAGGAACAGCCATCGAAGAAACGGCCAAGCAATTTGCAGAACTTGGCAAAAACCCATTAGAAGCATCCATCAAGCTCAACGAGTCAACCGGCTTTTTGACAATGAGCCTGTACGAACAGGTGAAAGCGCTAGATGAGCAGGGTAAGAAAACCGAGGCTGCAAAGGTTGCGCAGCAGGCGTATGCCGACACGTTGAACCAGAATACCGCGCAAATTACCGCAAACCTTGGCATCATAGAGAAATCTTGGAATGCAATCGCCAGCGCAACCAAGGGCGCATGGGATTGGATGATGAACGTCGGGCGCACGGCTGGGCCACAGCAGCAGCTTGCCAAACTGGCGGCAGAGATTGCAAGCAAAGAGGCGATGATTAACGCCCCACACGCACTCGAAAGGGAGAAAAACGAAGCACGTAGAGATTTGAAGCCTCTACGTGATAAGTATGACGAGCTATCAAAAACCAGCGCTCTAGCAGCCATCCGCGCCACAGATGCTGCTATTCAGGCGAAGCAACTTCAAGACAAGATCGAATGGGACAAATCGCACCAGTCACAACTTGACAAGCTGCAACAAGAATTGCGCAAAGAGGTTGAGGATTACAAAAAATTGCAATCCAGGGGCGAGGAAAACGCAAAAACACGCCTGCAATACGAACAAAGAATCCATCACCTTGTCAAACAAGAGGCAGACTACCTAAGCGGTGAATACAAAGTAGAACTCAAAAAGCCAGAAAAGTCAAAAGCAGAAAAAGTAGAACACTTCGGCAAAGAGCTGACAGCAGCAAAAGAATGGCTTGCGACGCAAGAGCGCATGCTCAAGGATTCGTACAGCACGCAGCAAAAAGACCTGGAAGATTCGTTCAAGGCCCAGGAAATCACAGCAGCGCAATACTACGCCCGCCAGCTTGCAAGCGATGCTGAGTCGTTGCAACAGCGCGAACAAATCCGCGCAAAAGCACAGGCACGATTCGACTCTGAAATGGCAAAGCGTGTAGCAGTTACGCAAGCACGGCCAGAGAGCAAAGCAAAGTCCACAGCACTGGCAGACCTTGAAAACGAGGCCAAAAACTTTGCCGCTGCGCAAGATGCTGCACGTCAAAAAGACATCAACTCCATGGCAAAGCACACCAACGCCATGGCGCTGGAGATCGACAAAGAATCCAAGAAAGTCACCGGATCGGTTGACGCTTACATCGCAGACATGCAGCGCAGGGCCGAGGCCGATGCAAAGCTGCTGGCCGCACGTGAAGCGATGGCCGGGCAAGCGCCGGAAATCATCGCTGGTATGGAAGCCGAGCTGAAGGTGCGCGCTGACGCTGCTGGTCTACTCGACAAAACGGCAGAAGCCTACGCGAAAGCTGCGAAAGATGCGCGTGAGTTTGAAGGCGAGTTGACAAACTTGCACAAAGAACTTGGTGACGAAGGCTGGGGCAAATCGGCAGAGGAAGCGAAGCAGCTCAAGGTATTGCAAAAAGCGGCAGAAGATGCACGAAAGAAACTGCTGGAGCTGGGCGGCGCGGTAGACACCACAGCGCTAGACGCCCGTATCACAGCTACTGCTGCATCCATCAAAAAGCAGACTGACGAAGTAGCCAAAGAAGTACAAAAGACGCTCGCTGACGGCATCATGTCTGCTGGCAAGGATGGCGGTGCAGGACTGCGCAAAGCGCTTGAGGATGTGCTGGTAACAAGGCCATTCCGCATCGTTGTTGAGGCCATGTTGCAGCCAGTATCTATGGCTATTGCGCAGGGGATCATGGGGCAAAGCATTGGCGGAGTTACCGGTGCTACCGGATTCCAAACAGCGCTCAATACAGCATCTCTGGCGATGAGTACCTTTGGTTCCAGCGCACTAGGTGCAGCCAAAGCCGTCACCATGAGCGGTGCCAGCCTGTCAAGCGCCATGACAACCGGGGCAGAAATGATCGGCGCTGGTGAAGTGTCCGCAGGCTCTGGAATGATTGCAGGCGCAGCATTTCCAGCCGTAGCCGCGGCAGTAGCCGCAAAAGCGCTTTTCGATTCCATGCAAGGCAGCGTAACGCCGACGGGCACGTTCCTGTATGGCGGGCAAGGCCGGTTCGGTGGACGACAGGACTTTGCCCAATCTGGCGGATTGTTCGGCGGCGGCGATACCAAAAATTCAAGCTGGTTCGACCCCGCCCCCGAAGTCGCCAAGTACATGGGCGCGGTAGAGCAAACCGTGCTCACCAGCGTCAAAGGCTGGGCGCAAGCCATCGGGCTATCTGCTGACGCGGTGGACAGCTACAGCAAGCAAGTGCAGGTTTCGATTGGTGGACTGGATGCGAAGGGCACGAAAGAGGCCATTGACAAGGCATTCGGTGGTTTTGCCGATGACATGGTGCAGGCCATCTTCGGAGACAAATTACTTGCACTCTCCGCACCAGGCGAAGATGCCAGTAAAACATTGGTGCGTCTTGGTGCAGACCTGACTGACGTAAACAACGTCTTGCTGGAATTCGGTAAGCCACTGTTTGACATCTCTCTGGCCGGTGTGTCTGCCGCAGAAGCGTTGCTGCAAACTGTTGGCGGGCTGGACAAATTCAAGGAGTTGGCAGGAACCCTGGAGACTGTCAATTCCGTAATGACGAAGCTCGGGCAAAGCACGTTTGAAATCTCAATTGATGGCGCAAAGGCGGCAAACGACCTGGCGAAATCCGTTGGCGGAACGGCCAAGCTCTCGGAACTGGCTGACGGGTTAATCCACGTCAACGAGAACCTTGCCAAGCTGGGCGAGCCGTTGCTTGATGTTTCCGTTGCCAGCGCCCAGGCAGCACACACCATGCTTACGGCCACAGACAGCGCTGTGAAGGCCATGGAGGCCGCAGAGAAGCTGGAAGCCAGCTATGCCAGCTTCGCCAAGAATCTGTCCAAAGACCCCGATACAACGCAGGTTGCCAGCTTGCAAGCTATCTTCGACCGGGCAATGGCTAACGTAACAAAGTTCATTCCGTCCATCAAAGGACAGAGTGACCTTACCAGTGTTACTTATGACCAGTACACAGGCTACACCGACCCGCAACGTACCAAGTTGGACGCGGCGGCATCGGCATTCAAAGACCTGCAAACCGCCATCGACTCGGCAGCGAAAACCGCAGAGTCAGCCGCAAAGACTGCGCAGGACGCGGCGGAGGCCGCATCCAAGGCTTACGAAGATGCGCTGAAATCGGTAGAGGACAGCACACGTGACGTGAACCGGCAACTGCGTGATTTCGGCAAGACTGATTTCCAAAAGAAGTTGTCACAGATCGCCTACGCCGGGCAGGACAAGCAATCTGACATCGACAAACTGAGCGCAAAGGCCGCTGAACTGAGCGCCACGGCAAACGCCCTGAGCATCAAAGCATCTAATCTTTCACTTGACTCTGTTGCCACAATCTCCACCGACCTCATTGCAGCATCCGTAGACCTGAGCGATAGTTCCAAGGAAGTTGCAGGGAATATCAAAGACACCCTGGCCAATTCAACCGCAGCGCTTGGTGATGCACTGACACTGGTTCCAGCGATCTCCAGTCTGTTCGACGGTATTCTGGCCGGGATGTTGAAGATACCGCCAGCATTGATCCTCGTCAGCAATGCCGTGCAAGGCGTAGGCAGCGCCGCAAGCAACGCATCCGGTGGATTAACTGCTTTTGGTGCAGCCGCAGGCATGGCCGGATCGTCCGCAACATCGGCTACTGGTCCGGTAAATTCGGTGGGTGCGGCATTTACCGCTGTTGCCCCGGCAGCATCCGCATCTGGTGCCGCGCTCACAGCGCTTGGTGCGGCATTCGCAACGGCATCGGCAGCGCTAAACAGCTTGACTGGCACGTTTAACGGCGCGTCCTCGGCGCTTGACGGGCTGAATGCATCGTTCGCATCTGCATCTACCGGATTGGCGGGCCTTGGTTCGGCTTTTGAAGGTACGGCAGCGTCCGGCGCATCCCTTGCAGGTAGCCTTGGTGCAGTCAGCGGGGCCATGGAAGGCATCGCAGGTGCGGCAGCGGGCGCGGCAGGCGGCATCTCGGCGGCAATATCGGCCCTATCCGCTGCATCGTCCATGCAAGCGCCATCTGGTGCAGCAACAGCTGTCAAGGCTGCAGGTGGCGGCTACATCCGTGGACCTGGCACAACAACAAGCGACGAGATACCGGCATTTCTCAGCGACAAAGAATTTGTTATGCCTGCTGATAGCGTTGAGCAGTATGGCCTTGGGTTCATGAATTCTGTGAAAAACGGCACTCTCAAGCGTCCGATTTACAGGGCTTTGGGTGGGGCTGTTACTGCCAACGTTGATGCAAATACCCAACTTGAATATCAGGGACTTTTCGAGAGTTTGGCGCAGACTTTTAATTTTGGTGTGCAAACGTTCACGCAGGCGATGCAGACGGCGCAGACTACGTTGAGGGCAACCTACTCCATACCCGATACCGAGAGCGGCATCATCAAGGCTATCCAGACCCTGTTGACCAATTCTCAGCCGGGGGCGGACGGAACATTCAGCCAAGAGGCTATGGCCTCGCTTGGCACTCTGGACAAACTTATGCCGTCTATCAACACGGTACTCGCTACATTAAAGGACCGTGCAGATTGGAAAAGCAAGCTCGACGTACTGACCGGAGAAACCACTGAGCGTGAATTGGCACTCAAGAAGGACTTGGCAAGCACCACAGACACCACAACCCAGAACCTAATCCGGCAGGTCTACGCCCAAGAAGATCTGAACAAAGTCCGTGAGGAAGAGGCTAAAGCACTTGATTCTGTCAAGGAGTCCCTAAAGAATTTCCAGAAGGAGTCGTCTTCGCTTGCATCCGACTTGGCAAGCGCGTTCGGCACGCCTGGAGCTGATAGTTCTGCTAAGTCGATCAGGAAAGATTTGGCGCTTGAGGACGTGCGCAAAACTGTGGCGGACGCCGCAGCGCTGCAATCATCTCCGACTTACGCGGCAATGTCCGCCGCAGACAAGCTAAAGACCGATGCAACCATTCAGGGGATTAGAGATACGGCGGCATTGGCCGAAAAGCAGTATGACCTGAACGAAGCACGCAAGGCAGAAATCACGCTACTGGGCGATGCGAAGTCACGCCTCAAGTCATACGCAGGGACCGGCGCATCTAAAGAGGTAGAGCGCATGCGTTTGCAAGGCAACGATGCAGGCGCTAACGCAGTACAGAAAGCAATTGACCTTGCCGACGTTTTCAAGAGCACGGCTGACGCTACGGAATTACTCAAGACGGAGGGTCTCACCGGCCTTGACATAGCTGCACTGAATCTGACAATTTCCACCAACAAAGCAACCGAAGCGCAGTATGACCGGAACCTGGCACTCGACGCAGAGATAGAAATCCTCAACCGCTACAAGTCTGTGCAGGAAGATGCAGCCGCAACGAACATAGAGTTGATGAGGGCGATGGGCAATACGGCTGGAGCGGCTGCAATTGAGCTGGCGAACGCTACCAAGGGATTTAACGACGCACAAACGGCCACCGTCCGCCAAACCAATGCCACCAAAGGCTTGATTGCCGCCTACGGTAATCTGTCAAGCACAGCCGACATGGTGACGAACAGCCGAATAGGTCTACTCACATCCAAGGGTGACACCGCAGGCGCGGCAGCATTGCAGCGCGAGTTTGACATCAAGCCTTATGTGACAGCCATATCCGATGCCACCATTGAACTGGCGAAGGCTACAACTCAAGCTGAAAAAGACATACTGAATCAGACGATTGCAACGAATACCCAGGCAATCGCAAACGTGGACCTATCAAAGTCGTTGGATGCAGAGGCTCAGGCAGCGAATGACGCGAAGAGTGCCGCCGACGCTCTTGCCAGCTCTTACGCGGACCTTAAAAAGCAGATCGAGAACGCGAGCATTGAACTGTTGCGGGCATCGGGCCGCACCCAGGATGCCGACGAAGCCGCTATGGCGCTTGCCTTGCGCGACCACGCAGGGGACGCATATTACGAGAGCCTGTACCGTGAATTGCTCACGATCCAGAAATTGACAGAAGCCCGAGGGCAGCTCAACGGCATGGAAGATTCAGCAGTGCAGAATCAGATCAAGCTGATCCGTGCAAACGGTGGCAACATCCTGGCGAACGCGCTTGAGCGGTCAGCGTTCCTGGCGAACGCTACGGCACCGGCAGCGGCGGCGCAGGCGGAATTGAACCGATCAAACGTCAGTTGGAGCGACTTCCTGGCGACCAAGGGCGTAACTATCGGAACAGCAAATGCCGGGATCGCTGCCGAAATGGCCGCGAATCTTGCATCCGGCATAATGAACGCCAGCGCATTTCAAAGCCTAACGGCGCTCGATGCTTCTGGGGCGGGTGGGTCAAACTTGCCGGAAGATGTACGTAAACTGCTCTATGAATTCGGTAAGAACCAGCGCACCGACTCTCAGCAAGCAAACTTGCAATCCGTTGTAGACACCGCCAAAGGTATCGCCGCCGCCTACGACCTGAACAAATCGCTCGAAGGCCAGCTCAAGATCATTGAGCTACAGGACGAAGCCTACAAGGCCAATCTTGACGCACAGAAAAATCTGTCAGACGCGCAAAAATCCTATGCCGATGTGCTCAAGTCCACCATCAGCACGATGCGCGACTTCATCGCCACGCTGGATGGTGGTGCAAGCCCGCTGCAGAATCTGTCAAGCGCTCGCGCTAAATTCCAGACTGTTGCCGGTAAAGCAGCAGAAGGCGACACCAGCGCATACAAAGACCTCACACCAGCAGCGCGCACTTTCCTGGACCTGTCGAAAAACTACAGCAAGAGCCTAGTCGATTACCAGCGTGACGAGGCGCGGGTACGCACCACACTGAATGCAGTTATAAACGCCAATCAGCGCGAACTGGACAAACTGCCACAAGAAATCGCCAAGGCCGCAGATCCGACAAAAGAGGCGTGGATCAAGCTACAGGAAGCAACAGCGAAAGAGGCTGACACCAGCATCATGCTTACGGCGCTTGGCGTTGATTCGGCGGCCAGCAAGCGCAGACTGCGCACGGCAGAAGAATCTCTGTCTGATCGCTTCCTTGAGGCCGTCTACGCGCTGGATGAAGCGAAGAAAACGCCTTTGCTTAAAGCGTTCAACGATGCCATCGCTGCACGGGCAAACAGCGCTGAGTTGCCAGAGTACACGGCGTTCGATTTGGGCGACATTTGGGGTACGCATATCGCTGGTGTGCTGCCAAACAGGCCCATGACGAACGAAGAACTCAACGCACTCATTGCTGAGAAGTTCCCCGGAATGGTGCCTTCTGATTTTCTTGTTCCACTGACAACAACGCAGCTATCAGAATTGGTTGGCGGCAAATTCCCGACGCTGACCGCTGAAAACCTCATAAGCACCACCGCCGACGTTGCAGATTTGGTTAACACCCAGATAGCCACAATCCTTCCTACCAATTTTGCTGGTACAGCATTCAACGCCCAGCAGATGATGCAAACGGCCATCAATCAAGCGATGGCCGCGATAACACCGGCAGTAGCCCCGCCACGGCCAAACGTTGCACCAGACTCAACAACAACTGCGGTAAACGTGGCGCAGCAGCAAGCGCTAACGGGCGGAACGTCTGGAACATCTACAAACTGGAGCGCTCTATCTGATACAGAGATTGCAGCAATGTTTAATCTCCAGCCCCAGTGGGTCAACGATGCGGCCACGATTAACCAACTGTACGCTGCATATAGCCAGTCGGATGCAGAGACATCACAGAATACAGCTGCGCTATTGCTGGAGTACAAGAAAATAAAAGGCTTTGCTGTGGGCACAAACTATGTCCCACAAGACATGCTCGCTCAAATCCACGAAGGCGAGGCCATCATACCGGCACCGTTTAACCCAGAGCGCTACAACCGCGCATCTGGCAATGATGCATTAGTTGCAGAAATCAAAGCCCTCCGTGCCGAGGTTGAGAGCCTGCGGAAGTCTACAGAGTCAGGACAAAACGCCATCGCGGCAAACACAGGGAAAGCTACCAGACTTCTTGCCAAGTTCGACATCGACGGCATGCCGGAAACGAGGACATAAACATGCTCAAAGTCCTTAAACCATCGGTGCCAACGTTTGTATCCAGCACTGTTGCGGAGCCTGCGAGTAGCGATCCGGCGAACGCATGGGCAGTTGGTAACGCATACGCATCTGGCGATACTGTCTACGTTATCGGTACAGAGCACCGGACGTATGAATGCACGGCGGCGCACCAGGGCACAACGACATCCAGCAGCACCGTCACGATGACTATTGCAGTGCCATGCGTTGTTTCATGGACGGCTCACGGCAAAGCGAACGGCACGGCAGTGGTATTCACGACCACTGGCGCGCTGCCTACCGGCCTAACTGTTGGCACAACATACTACGTCAGCGGCGCAACAGCGGACACATTTAACGTTGCCGCAACCATCGGCGGAGCCGCGATAACCACCACCGGCACGCAGTCTGGTACACACACATGCAAGACCACAAGCACGGCTCCGGTTGACCGCCTGACCGGCACAGACCCGCTTTGGCTTGATCTTGGGCCGACGAATCGCCATGCGATGTTTGACGCGATTATCAGCACTGGCACGGAGCAAGCAGCTGGGCATACGGTAACAATCTCAAATGCATCCCCTGGAGTTGTTTCCTGGACAGCGCACGGATTGCCGAACGGATCGTCACTCAAACTATCCACCACCGGAGCGCTACCCACTGGGCTGACAGTTGGCACGACTTACTATGTGGTCGGCGCTGCTGCCGACACATTCAATTTGGCCGCAACGCTGGGCGGAACAGCTATCAACACAAGTAGCGCAGGCTCAGGTGTGCACACCGCCATCCAAGACTTATGCGTCGTTGTCAGTCCAGGCATGTGTAACGGCGTAGCCACAATGGATGTGTCTGGAGTATCTGCGGTTAAGTGTGAGCAATTCAATGGGTCAACGCTGGTCTTCACACAGACTAAGCTGGTAGACAACACATTCATCGACGACTATTACGGATATTTTTTCGAACCGTATGACGTATTCACTGATCTTCTGTTTGGCCCACTTCTACCATATCCAAACTGCACTGTAAAGCTAACGTTCATACCAACGGCTGCAGGATCAACAGTTAGCTGTGGCGCTGCACTCTACGGCAATACTGTATCGCTTGGTGAGGTCGGATACGGAGCAACTGTAGGTATCGAAGACTATAGCCGGATAGAGACAGACGAGTTTGGCGTTTCAACACTGGTAGAGCGTGGATTCCTGAAACAGGCGAGCTACAACATTAACGTTGCTGATGCCCAGTTACGCAGAGTTTTTTCGACTCTCGCCGCACTGCGGGCCACCCCTTCTGTGTGGACCGCATCAGACATAACCAACCTAAGTCCGCTTAATGTTTATGGCGTTCCTACATTCAATGTGAACGTTGCGTATTACGGCTATTCAAATGTATCAATCGAGATAAAGGGAATCTGATGACAATACCAACTCTATCACCGACGCCAGTTCGCGGCGACCCTGACACGTTCTCAACAGCGTTTGAGACGTTTTTAACTGGCCTCGATCCGTGGGCTGTAGCCGTACAGGCTGTGGGTGATGCGGCAGATGCAGATGCTACCGCTGCTGCTGCGAGTGCAGCTACTGCCACGATACAGGTTGGCTTGGCTACGGCGCAAGCGGTGTTGGCCGAAGCCAGCGCGGACGCAGCGGCAGGAAGTGCACTGGTAGCTGGCGCTGTTGCGTGGGTCAGCGGCACGACTTACGCTATCGGAGATTGCCGCTACAGCCCGATAAATCTGCAAACGTACCGGCGCAGGACCGACGGCGCGGGGACTATAGACCCGAGTGCTGACAGTACAAACTGGGCGAAAGCGATTGAAGCTGGCATATCAAACGTCGTCACAGCCACCGGATCTACCACCCTCACCAGCACGCCTACACTGCTGCAAATCACGCCAGCAAGCTACGGCATAGCAGTCACACTTCCAGACGCAACAACGTGCACCGTAGGCGGTCCGCTGCACATCATCGACAACCGTGGCGCATACCCGGTGCGTGTGCTCAATAGCGCTGGTACGCTGCTGGGCTTCATTTTCGCTGGTGTTGTTTCGCACGTTTCGCTGATTGATAACTCAACGGCTGCGGGCGTGTGGACGGTTGAGAATAGTGAACTGGTTGGGGCGAGTGCGCAGTTGCTGACGACGAATCTGGCTGGCGGTATCGGAGCTTGTCTTGATTTGGGGTCAAGCCGTGAATTTATCCTCATATCAAACGCGGCAAATAGCGCAATGTATGGTGTTGTATACGACCGATCAACAAATACATTTGGCAGTGTTACTTTGATACGCACGGCAGCTTCACAAGCTAACCGTCAAGCGGCGGTTATCGTTTCGACAGATAAGATTCTGGTTGTTTCGACAGATGCAGCAACCGCATTCGAGGCCGTTTGCCTAACAATCACCGGAACGTCTATTGCAGTTGGCACAGCCGCCACAGCCACGCTGTCAGCCAACATCAGCGCATTTGCCGACGGATGCGGGCTGATTGCAGTCGGCAGCAGCTTCGTGTGCAGCTACACCGTAGCCACACCAGCAGCGCAGATTCGCGCACTGAGCATCAGCGGCACGACTGTGACGATTGGCAGTGCTACGGTGCTTGCCGGATCAGTATATGGCCTAATACAGGCAAGCGGCTCGATCGTAATAGCGATGAGCGCCACAAGCGGTGCTAATGTTGTTTATGCTCCATATACCGTATCAGGCTCAACTCTATCCGCAGGAACTGCAGCTACTGTCACAACAACCTGTAATTCTTCAATCGCTGCCAAGTTCGCACCACTCGGAACTAGATGGTTTTCAAATTTCTATGGTGCGACTAACACAAACGGGGTAATCGTAAGTCTTTCTGGGACAGTAGTAACCGTAAGTACAGTGGTTGTGTTCACTGTAAGTGGCGGTATGGCAGATGCCATCATTGTTGGCAGCAACAAAGTGCTAATGCTGGAAGCACAAGGCACCAACAACGCCAACATCCTTACAGATACAGCGGGCACCGCGAGTGCGGGGACGGCGATTACGTTGAGTTCACAGACCACAAGGGCTTGTCTTTATGTCAGTGGAACTGATGTTTTTGTGCAAGATGGAACGACGACATATCTAGTCCACAAGGTTGATTGTTCTGGCGCATCGCCTGTTCTTGCAGATGTACTGATTGCCGGAAGATCGACGACAGAAATAGCGGCTTTTGTAGCGAGCAATTCGGTTCTTTCAAGATCGCCAAAAGCCTTGTACGGAGCAGACTATGCCCGCAACGTTTTGCGGTCAGCGCTAACGCAAAATTCAGACCCTGAGATTCGGCTTGGGAAGTTTTCGCAGCGGCAGCATCTTGATTATCCTGGAGATGATTCAGGGGTAGGTGCGGCGTATAGAGGCACGAGCGCATCATCAATGTGGGTGACGACATTGAACGTCAATAAAACGGCCATCGTAAAACTGGAGTGCGTAGCATGAAAGTCATAAAAATCCCCTCCTGCAACTTCGGCCCATACGACACCATCGAAGTCCTACCCGACCGCTACCGCTGCAACGGCAATACCGACCTGCCTTTCAGCGTTGTCGGCCAGGTAGAGGTTGTCGATGCCGACACGATCCAATGGCCGGTAATCCAGGCGGATGTCTCAGAAAAACGCTCCCAACTATGGACCGAAATCAAAACTGTTCGTGACACCAAGATTCAGACAGGTGGCTATCAGGCGGCGGGGAAGTGGTTCCACTCCGACACGTTTTCGCGCACGCAGCAGATGGCCCTGGTCATGATGGGCGCCTCAGTCCCACCGATCAAATGGAAAACAATGGACGGGTCATTCGTGACCATGACACAGGCACTGGCTGGTGCGATCTTCCAAGCAGCGGCGGTGCATGATGCGGCAATTTTTGAGCACGCAGAAACACTGCGGGCGCAGGTGGACGCCGCCACCGATCCATCGTCAGTAGACATAAACGCGGGGTGGCCCGCCACATTTGAAAGTCCTGCATGAAAGTCCTTGTAGCACGCAACAACCGGCCCGGATCGTGGCTCATACGGCTGGTAACGATGGGAAAGTGGAGCCATGCCGCGTTACTGCTACCGAACGGGCTGGTCATTGATACGACCCTCACAACCGGCGTGCGGGCTAGCCCTGTCATGGCCTGGATACGTGATTACCCAACACACGAGGTAATTGATGTTGATTTGCCAGACGAGGAAAAGGCAATCAATTTTGCAAGGGCGCAACTGTCCAAGCCCTACGACTGGACGGCAATTTTCGGGATGCTGCTGCAACGCAATTGGCAAGACCAGGATTCGTGGTTCTGTTCCGAACTGGTCGAAGCTGCGCTGAGCGCAGGTGGCCGCAAACGATTCAGGGACGATGTGAGCCGCATCACACCGCACCAGACCTGGGCAGTTATGTAGGCTTTAACGTTTTCTGTGACTAGCCAGATTGACGTTGGAAATTATCGAGGTGTAAAAAATGGATGAATACGCAGCAATCCTGGAGGTGCTGGATCGCAACCATACGGCACATCTGGAGAGCCAACGTCTGCAAATCGAGCTACAAGGTGAAATTAAGGAGCATATCAAGTCCGAGAAACAGGCCATTGCAGACGCAGTGAAAGAAGGTATTGCCTCTGTTTCGAAAGACGCATTTCCCAATGGCGACCCCGTACACCACCGTGAGTGGCACGAGCGGTCTATCGAGGCAAAGCGCAAGTTCAAAGCGTCGTTGATGAATCTTTTTTTCGATGTGTTGAAGTGGGCAGCGATTGCCACCATCGGCTGGCTGGGGCTCCTCATTTTGCAAGGAATTCAGAAAGGGCTGACACCATGACCGCCTGGATTATTGAGGCATTTGGGCGTGATGGTGCGAGCCGTCACGATGTTTCTTGGGCCATCCGGTTGATGGCAATCGCCATCGCCGCGCTGTTGGTGTTCTGCACGACGATTGCCTACCATACGCTTGCCACCCATGAGCCGCCCGTCACATTCGGAGAAGGGCAAGTGCGTGCATGGGCTGACCTGGCGCGTGACGCAACGACCATCAGCTACACCCGCCCAGTATACGTGCGCGAGAGTGTGAGCGGCGTGCTGATACTGCGCTCGGTCGATTGCACAGTAGATGGCTATCGCCAGACATTTGACCTTCAGCCGTTGATCCGCAACTATAGGTCCGGCAATAACCAGAACGTCAATCGCCTTGTTGTCTATCCCTACCCGCTGCAGGTAGGAACGAAATGCAGCATGGGGACGATTGTGCGCTGGACGCCACCGTTTTCGATCAACGAACACAGCTTCACTCTACCGAGGGTCGATTTTGTTGTCGATCAACTGCCCTCCAACATCCGGGAGCCACGATGAAACACCAGCGCAACAAACTTCAACGACTCATCACCGCTGCGGCATTTCTGTCCGCGAGCCTTTGGGTTGTCATATTTATCAAACCGTTTTGACCATGACAAGCTGTGAGCAGCCAGAACTGCCGCAACGTGCCCTGGAAGCGCTGCGTGACTTACTCGCAACTCTTTCTAAGGAACGCATTGATCCGCAAATCGAATATATGCCGAACGGAAACATCAGATGCACGTGGACGTTAGGGGTGTGGGCAGCATCATGCACTATTACCCAGTACTGGCAGACCGTGAAATTTGTAGCTGTGCAGGAAAGTACATGACCTACGACCTGGACACCATTCTTCTGGGCCTACTAGCTGGGTTCTTCCTGTGCGTGTACGTGCGGGACTTGACTAAAGGGGACGATTCATGATTGAAACACTTCTCGGCGGCCTACTGGGCGGCATATTCCGCATTGCACCGGAAGCCTTGAAATTCTTTGACCGCAAGCAAGACCGCACGCACGAGCTGCTCATGCAGGACAAGGCGCTGGAGTTCGAGAAACTGCGCGGGGCGCAACGCATGGAGGAGATCGGCGCCAGTGCGGATGCTGCATGGAACACAGAAGCCATCGGTGCCTTGCGTGATTCAATCAAGTCACAAGGCGAAGAGACAGGGGTAAAGTGGGTGGATGCGCTCTCCGCCAGTGTGCGCCCAGTGTTGACGTACTGGTTCATGGCGTTGTACTGTGTAGCCAAAACAGCGGCGTTTACGGCGGCTGTGTCGTCCGGTGCCGGGTGGGGGACTGCTGCGATTTCGGCATGGACTGAGGCCGACCAAGCGCTTTGGGCGGGTGTGCTCAACTTCTGGTTTTTAGGACGAGTTTTTGACAAGGTGAAGTGATGGTTCCCCAAGCCGCAATTGACCTTGCCAAGCACTTCGAGGGCTTCTCGTCCAAGCCCTACATCTGCCCGGCAGGCTTCTGGACGATTGGCCACGGCCACCTGTGCAAGCCTGACCATCCCCCGATCACAAAGGCACAGGCCGAAGCCTACCTCATTGCCGATCTGAATCTGGCGCTACGGTCGGTGCTCAGACTGTGCCCAGTCATGGCTACCGAGTCATCCGGCAGGCTCGCCGCCATCGTGGATTTCACGTTCAATCTGGGGGCTGGCAGGCTTCACACCTCGACGCTGCGCCGGTGCATCAATTCTGGCAATTGGGACCGTGTCCCGCATGAACTGCGCCGCTGGGTGCGAGGTGGTGGGCGTGTACTGCCTGGTCTTGTGCGGCGACGCGAGGCGGAGGTGGCGTTGATATGAGTACTGTATATTAGACAACTGTCTAATATTTTCATGAAAACGGGTATTCCGAGAACCGGCGATGTTGAGTGGAAGGTGCGGTTGCGCCCGGATGCAATGGATGTGCCAGGCAATTCTGGCAAGGTAGTTGATTGATTTATTTTTTAACTGGAGAAATGAAAATGGAAAGATACATTGGAACCAAAATCGTAACAGCAACGGCGATGAACCGGGCAGACTACAACGTCTACCGTGGCTGGGTACTCCCTGCCAATGAAGACGGCGCTGACGAGGGCTACCTTGTTGAATACACGGACGGCGGAAAGCCGAACGACGCGCGCCATGCCGGGTATATCAGCTGGAGTCCCAAGGAGCAGTTCGACAACGCTTACCGAAAAACTTCTGGAATGACGTTCGGTGCGGCGGTTGAAGCGTTGAAACTCGGCAAGGAAGTTTCCCGCTCTGGATGGAACGGTAAGGGGATGTGGCTGGCAATGATCGCGGGTGAGAATTGGGGTATCGGAGGTCACGCGCCTTACGACACCCCTGGTGCGGCACACATCACGCACGCACCGTTTGTCGGGATGAAAACTGCAGATGACAAATTCGTACCATGGCTGGCAAGTCAGACGGATGTGCTTGCCGAAGATTGGGGTGTAGTTGACCCCAGCACGGTTCCTCGGGTTTAGCCCCCAATAGGTTGCACTCTAAACCACAGCAGGCGTCCGGGTTATACGATGCACTGGTTTCAGTCATATTTTCTCTCGCCATTTTGTGTTGATTTAAGCCCATCCTTCACCATAGCTTTTATCCGCGCAAGCTCATCTTCAACGACTGCCAACCGTCCTTTTGCTTCTGTAACCTTTTTCTCGGCGCGATCAATCAAAAATGCATGCGCATCCTCCCACGTGTCGTGCCAACTGGACCACCCACCGCGCTTGCGCTCCCGCCTGCCCTGCTGCGTGATGACTAGAGCATTGGTCTCGCCAGCCACTTCGATGGGTTTTATTTTGTCCAATTGCGTTCTGTATTTAATCTTAATCATTCTGTCTCCTTACGAGTAAACTCGTCACAAGCACCGCCCTTTTTTACAGCGAACCCACCGATGGCGCATCGCAAGTTTTTCTCTTCCCACCATCCGTATTCACTCAAGCCGCCCACAATGGCTTCAACATCGTGCAAACTGGCATTGCCGAGTTTCATGATCGCCCGTAGAGTTGCCTCGTTTTTTGGTATCAACTTCTGCATTTATCAATCCCCAAGCCAGTATTCAAACGCCCGCACTGGGGTAATCTTGAGCTGCATGGCCAAGTCCATCTCAAGCCTTGCACCTCTCGAATAGTGCGCCCCCGGCAAGACGGCTAGCGCATCGCACACCATCATTTGTGCAAGATCAGTGCGCATGTGTTGCTCCCAGGGCGCATCGACTGGCACTCCGTTTTTCGTTGGGTTGAACACGTCGAAACCAGCAGATAGCAGTGCGGATTCTGCATCGTTGAAAGCCTCGCGGTTGTTGTTTGGCAGGCCGGTTATTGGGCCGCATAGATAAAGCCGTTTTTTCATTTTGTCACCTCGTCAACTTGTGAGCATGCGCCATGCTGTTGCAGCGCATAGCGGCACCTGGCCGTTTCCAATGGCTTTAAGCCTGTCAACTCGGTTTTTTGTTCCGGTGACACTGATGTCCTGGCAAGGTCAGGGGAACCCGCCACAAATGACGAGTTCCCTTCGCCTTTCTCGTAACCACTCAATGTAGCTTCGTGTGTCTTGGTTGTTCATTCATAGTTTTCCTCCTCACAAATACACGGACGTACTTCTTCACATTGCAGGCAATATCCACGACGGACAAGCTCCATGCGCATGGACGATATGACGCCTGGGTCGCTTGGATTGTTCAGCAACACAAACACCTCTGATACTAGAGATTGCATGCTGCTGTTAAGCCTCACCATGTCTGCCACCTGATGATCGATGGTTTTCCGCTGCGAATCTATCTTCGCTTGTTGTTCAGCAATTACTCGTTCAAGTGCTGTGCTCATGAAAAATCCCCCGTCATGTAATCCCAAGTCCCAGGCCCATGGCCGATGCAATGTCGTCCGTCTATCGTGTGGCGAGACGGGTATCCGCCGCGCCATTTGCGCTCTGTGATAATCTTTTCCATATCCTTAATCGGCACTTTCTCGCCGTATTCGTCACGGATAAATGCCCCAGGCTGGCTCCACAGCTCCCGCCAATCGTCCAGTGTATTGATGCTGTCCTCTGGCATGACGTGCAAAGTAAAACACCAGCCACCTGAGCTTTTCCCAATATGCAGCGGTACGAACGGGCGTCCGCAGCATTCGCAATCAGGCTTGTGGTGTAAATAGTAATTCGTGCTCATGCCAATATCCCACTTATAGGCCGTGGCGTGTAATTCCTCGACCGATCCGGCGCGGGACGGTACACCTCATAATCGAGGTGTACTCCGTAGGTAATTTTCACCATCCGCCCATCAATCTCCGCTACCATCTGCCGCACATTTGGATCGCGTTCTGGAATAACTAGAGACTGCATCTGGTGAAGAATGTTTGGCTGCGTTTTGTTGATCGGCACTTTCAGCGCTTTCATTTGACGTGCCAGTGGCAAATCTGCATCTGCTAGTCGCTGTTTCCCTTTTTCTGTGATTGCGTAAACATGCATGTGCTGCATCACGCCTTTTCTAGTTTTTTGTGATTTTGTTGCGACAACCTTTACGTTTCCGCAGCGGTAAAGCGAATTGATTGCATTTTTTGCATCACTGCCCATGATCTTCTCAACATCGTGCAGCGTGGCATTGCCGATTTTCAGAATTGCGCGCAGGGTGGATTCGTTTTTTGGCATCAGATTCGCCATTTCATCAGTCCCTCAGCCAGTAATGCAACGCCCGTACCGGCTGAATCTTGAGCTGCACTGCCAGCTCAATTTCCAGCTTCGCACCTTTGGAAAAATGCGCACCAGGTAGCACGGCCAGTGCATCGCACTGCATCATTGCAGCAATGTCCACGCGCATGTGTTGCTCCCATAGGGCATCAACCGGCAGGCCGTTTGACACAGGGTTGAACACGTCAAACCCGGCGCTGCGTAGGGCAGACTCTGCATCGTTGAACGCCTCTCTGTTGTAGTCCTGGATGCCAGTCATCGGGCCGCATAAGTAAAGCCGTTTTTTCATTATTTCTCCCTGATTATCCAGATCACTTTTTCAGACCAGCCTTTACCTTCGATGTAAAAGGCATTGCCTGCGTCCGTTGGTGTTCCACCCGCATCAACAAACCCGATGCTGCGCAATCGTTTTTGGACAGTCTGCCAGTTTGTTTTAAGCCTGTTACCAAGTTGGCCCAGCGTCAGATACGTTTCTTCCGTTGCCGCCACTTCCGCGCTGAACAACTCCAGCACGTTTACCCCCGTGATAACTGCGACTGCGCGATTCGCTCCCTGGATCGCTGCGTCTTTGTCCATGCCCAGTGACAGGGCAGCCCGCAGTGCCTGCGGAATTAGCCGAATTGCATCAATCTGGCGCTGGTATTCTGATTTTGTGAGTTGATTCGCAGCGATGGCTTCGGTGATGGTTTTTTGTGGTGTCGGCATAGTGTTTTGATTTAGATTGGTTTTGTGTGGCATCCAAAATCATGCTCACATCGGGCGCAGTGCAGC